TTAAACTGAAATTGAATTAAGCAAAATTTCGATAGTTTCTTTAGATTTTTTGACGTTTGCAGTAATGTATTTTTGAGTTGTAATTATATTTGTATGCCCTAATGTAAATGATACTTGTTCGATAGGAATTTTAAGATAATTAATTGAGTATGTGCCGATTAAATGCCTAATATCGTGTAACCTTATCTTTGGTAGATTATTTCTTTTAAGAAGTGAAGCCCAGCTTTTACGTAAATCTTTAAATTTATTATCTGTCATAGGATTAATAAAGACATAATCATTTAGACGTTTTTGCTCTTTAGCTACTATATACCTTTTATAAAGCCTAGTATATAACTCATCACTCATCTTATAGATCATATCTCTTTTAGCCTTGTTGATCTTAAAAGGAATAGTATAAGTTCTTGTTTTAAAGTTTATATCACTAAATTTAAGACTTAATACTTCATTTTTACGCCTGCCGTGAAGTAAAAAAAAGAATATATCAGAGTTATCATCAGTATTTTCGCAAATAGCTTTTATAAAGCGTTTTTGAATAGTTATCGAGTAATCAAAATATCTTTTATTGTCAAATTTTGGAAGCTCTATAAAATCGCAAGGATTTTTACTTATTAGCTCCAGTTTGATGCCTAGTTTAAAAATAACTTTTAGCTTTGCAACGATATTTTTAATTGTCTTAATCTTGTATTCTTGCTTTATTAGATCATTGCAAAACTTTTGAATATCAATAAAATTTATCTCTCTTATATCCCTTAAACCAAGTGAGTTTTTAAAATGCTTGTTGTAAGTAGCTATATCACTTCTAAAAGTAGAAGGACTTAAAATAAGCTCGTAATAGCTAATATAATTATCAAAAAGCTCATTCAAAATCATCAAAAAGCCCCTTATCTAATGCGCAACATAAAATATATTTACCTAAACTACTATCAACTTGATTTCTTATAACCTGTCTTTTATTTTTTATATTTTTAAACAAGCTCAAATCAAAATCAGTAAAATCAGAAATAACAATATCTTGAATTAATTTAGTTGATTTTTCAAAACATTTTTCAGAAATATAAAAATTTGACCAAAACAAATGTCGGCCAATCTTAACAGTTGGTTTTATAAGTGGATCATAAAACGGCACTACATTTTCGACTACAAAAGCTTTTTTGCAAAAGTATTTTAGATATACGATTAATTCATAAAGTCTAAAATCAGGCAGCCTTTTTGTTCGATCATTACGGATATTATTTGCTATATTAAGCCTACTATGAGTTTGGCAAGGCGGAGACGCCCATATAAAATCAAAATCTAAATAATTTTTAGCAGCGTAATCCCAAGCGTCACCTACTATCACATTGTCGTTTGGATAGCGTTTCGCGTAAGCCTTTGCTATTTCAGAGTCAAACTCAACGGCGGTTACTTTAACGCCAGGTAAAACATTATCCCATAAAAACCTATTACCACCAATACCAGCAAACAAATTTAAAATTTTCATTTTATAAACCTTTTTTAAAACTCATTGCAAATCAAAAATCTATCTACAAAGCTATCAATATCAGGGGCATTAAGATCGTGCTTTTCATGATAATGTGTAAAATTGTCTAAATTCCTATCAAGCATTAAATTTTCAACATAGGCTAAATGCTGAACATTTACATCACCGCCCAAGCTTTGATAATAATTAACTAGCTCGTAATCTCGCATTTTACTTACTGGCTTAACTCTTTTTTCGATCTTAAACAATTCATCGCAAAGCTTTAAAATTTGTCTTTGTTTTAAAGTGCTACCAAAATTCTTTATTTCATCGCTTGCATCTTCATCGACTTTATTATTTATCTTAAGCCTATCGTAAAAATTCATAAGCCTACCACCAATGTAATGCTCCAACCTACCATTTAAATAAATGATCTCTTCTTTGTTGAAAGGTAAATTTATATATATGTAATCATCTTTTTTATTCCACTCTATTAATGCCCTATGATCGTTTGTTAAGTCGTTTAAGTGATAAAAATCTTGCATTGAGCTAATAAAATTTATCTTCCTATATATCCACAAAGGCACTTTAGTGCGTGAGCTTAAGAAACGCCTAACCTTATGCTTTACATACCACGCCGAAAGCTCATCAAAATCCTGAGTTTCTTTTAAATTTATGAAAGTCTTTTGAATATATTTCATCACGTAGCCACTAGGATTATTTATGCTAGTTTGAAAGCCGTTTAACTCGCCATTTTTCTCTTGCTCGCTTGTAATGGCGTCCGTTTTTAGATTTTGTGGAGCATAAAAGATATTCATATAAATTCTTTTCATAAAATCAAGTGTATAAGCTGGGACGTAAAATAAAGCGTGGATATGTGGCACGCCGTCTTTTTTATGTGGCTCAAAGCATCTTATATAACTAATATCACTTTTCTTAAACTTATCTTTAAAGCGCCTACAAAATAAACGCCATTGATGATTAAGAACAGCAATCAAATCAGAGATAGACAAAGAGGCTAAATTTTTAGCCTTATATTTAAGTTCATCAGGCAAATACTTATAATCAATAGGCTTAAATTTAGAGTAGTCGCCATTTAAAGCACCCCTAAAACAGCCATTTAACGTAATAGTTAAAAATACTGGCACTTGAAAATTATCAATCGCAAAAGAGCTAAACACATTAACGCGGTTCGAAACTTCAGCGTAATATTTAGGGCTAAAGTTTGCTGACATTGAAATATCAAGCAAATTTCTAACCTGCCCTAAACTATTGACAAAAGAGAAAGAGCGCATATACTCCCTTTGACTATCAAGCTTCTCTTGACAAAGCTCTACATCAAAGGGCGAAACACCGTATAAATTCCTTGCTCGCATAATCGCTTCCTTAAAACTGGCATTTTTTTAATAATTTGACAAGAGCCACCATTTGGCGGACTTCGTCCGCACAAATGGTTGGCTTTTTGGCTGCGCCAAAACACACTTAGGCGAAGGGGGCTTTTATTACCCAGCTGGCTCGTTTGTTGCACGGCTCGAAAAGGCTGGACGAACTAAAAAGCTTTATTACTCGCCTTTTGCAGGGGCGACCCCTGCACCCCTTAAAACTTATAAAATTTGAATTGTGAGAGTTAAAACAGAGTTGATCTCGCTGTCTTGCTCTACTGAAAAAAGATACTTAAGAAGCCAAATATCTTTAAGGATAGGGACGCCGTTACGTTGCTTAGCAGTAGTTTTTTTGTTGATGCCACTAAGAACTAGAACGTCACCACGCTTTAAAGAATACGAACTTTTAAGCTCTTTCTTTGAAACAATGGGCGTTAAAGATGAACTTTGAGAAAGGATATCCTCGAGGATTAAATGTAAGTCAAAATCAATATGATCGGATAAAATAATAGGTTTTAAATTTATCTTTAAACCAATATCTTTATATTCGTAACTATCGGTCTTTTGGTAATTAACGTTTGATATATCAGTTTTTGAAACAAGATAAGGGATATTTTGAACGGAACTAAAATAAACTTCTGTATGATTTTTTGCCGTCAAGACTGGCGAAGATATAATTTTTGTAATGCCGTTTGTATCAAGAAAATTTAATATACCAAAAAATGCACTATCATCGTTTTTAATGACGTTTGAATTAGTAATATAAGGGGAAGTAATTAAATTTATGTAATAGGCTAAATCGCCGTGATTGAGTGGCTTAAGCAAGCCCTGCAAATTTGTGCCTAAATCTTTTATATCTTTTAAATTTGTTTCGGTAATAGTAAGCTTAAATGTTACTTGCTCCAAGCTTTTATCTATCTTAGCAATAGCGTCTTTAACCTGGTCAAAAATATAATCATCAGCTCTAAAGAAAACAGAATTTGAAGCGGTCGCATAGGTAGCATTTAAGTCAAACTGGCTTAAAATTTTATTGACATCTTCAACAACGTAGTTTTTAAGATCGATACGCCTAAGATCGTAATCAGGCAATTTTTGAGAGCTTACATAGTAGAAATTATCTTTTTTATATAAATATAAATTCTTTGCTTCAAGCATCTTTCTAAACATAGAAATTGTTATCTTAACTTCGTCTTGATAGATAAAGTAGTATTCGCCTTGATGAATGCTCTCATCAGTTACAATAGCTATATTGTTAGCCTTGCTTGTTAAACGTGCGAAATCTAGCAAATCAGTGTAAATTTCAGCAGAAAAAAGGCTATTTAATAGCAGGCACGGAAGAATTAGGAATTTGATTAAACTTTTCATCGGAAACACCTTTGTTATTTTTTTGTAAATTTTGAAAAACTGGCTTGTCAAATACGTAATAGTATTTAACAAGCTCGTGAGATTTTGGCTCGAAATAAAAATATAATGGGGTATGCGTTGAAGAAATGTAACTAATCAATGACAATGGGAACAAATGATAATCATCGCTAAAATGGCAATTATTATTAAGGCAGGTAATATCATAAATGTAAATTTCAGGAATATCAATATTATTATTTTTAGGCTTTTTATCATCAAAAAATAAACTTGAATTTTTAGGTTGCTCGGAAACTGGAGCAGGAATTTTATTTTCAATAGGTGGAACATCTTTATCAGGCTTTTCAACTTCAAACATAGACATAACAATAAAGTAAAAATAAAGTAAAAGTAAAACAAAGACCAATACAGCTAAAAAGAAATAAAAACGAACAAATGATTTTTTATTCGAGCTTTGCCCTGAATGATATAAGTCAAAAACTTCTTGAAGAAAAGGAATGTTTATAATCTCTAGTTGATCTTTTTTATATAGTCTAAAACTGGCATATACTTCATAACGAAATTTCTTTGAAAATAATCTTCGTGAGCTATCAACAGCCCTATAAAATTTCTCTGCAATGCGTTTATATTCGTTATTTACTAATGTTAAATCTTGCGTAATAAGATAAATATCTTGATAAAGATGCCTATGATATGTAAGCCACCAAACTAAAATTTCATCTTTTTTATCTTTAAAGAAGTTGTGACACTCGTCAAGGACAAACACGCAACCATATAAATTTAACTCTTTAGCTTTCTCATTTACTTCATTATCGGTAGCACCAGTCTTGTAAAGAGCGTATAAATTTCTTAAGCCCAAATAAAATTCATCAAAGTCAAATTTCTTAAATTTATCGCATAGCTCAAATTTAAACTCATTAATATTCGTGTAACAAAATGAATAATCTGGCTTTTCTTTAGGCTTAACAAATTTAGTTAAAAATGTCTTCTTTGGCTCATAAAGAAAGAGCCTATATATCATAAAGACAGCGTAATAAGTTTTACCGCTTCCAGGATTGCCAACTAAATACGTGATCATTTTTACAACTTCGCAATAATAAAAGAAAGTAAAGTATCTCTAGCGTTTTTAAACACAAAAATACCGATTTTAGTAGCATAGATCACAAAAAAACTAAGAAGAACAGGCGAAAAGATAGCAAAAACATCACAAAGAGCATTCCAAGCACCAAGAGATTTTAAAACCATCATAGAAGTAGTTATGATCTTATCATTACCAACGGAGAGATTATTAATATAATCGACAATGTAATTAAATTTAGTATAGATGAAATTTAAGATAACCAATACAGCAGCAACGTAAGCAAGTATTGAAGCAAATAAAAGCCCATTTATAATAACCATTTTTGCAAAGGTTATTCCACGAAGCACAAAATCAACAACCTTGCCCCATTTAAAGAAACCAAATAAATTAACAATCATTGAAATTATTGCTGGCATATCCTACCCCTTTAAAAAGTAAATAAAAAAAGCTTAATAGTGACTATCAAGAACAAAACAAAAAACACTACATAAAAGAAATAATAAAGAGCTTGAGAAGCTGGAGCAATAACTTTACAAATATCAAAGGTTATATCTTTTCTAAAGTAAGAAAAATCAACATTATAAGTTAAAGGGCAAGTGTTAGGAATAGCGCTTTGATTAAATTTCGCCAAACCACCTTCTTTAATTTTAGAGATAGTATCATTTAAGCTATTTTTAAAATCTTGTGCTTGTGAAATAACACTATCCAAAGCATCTTTAAAATCTGAATTAAATTTGTCAGAATCCTTTTCAAGATCGCCATAATCTAATTTTTGAGCTACGGCATCATCGCCCTTACCTTCTTCGCCTTTACTGTCTTCCTTGCCGTCACCCTTACCGTCTTCTTTGCCATTGCCGTTATAATTTGGATTTGGCTTTGTTTCTACACCAGTCCCACCGCCACCGCTAGAACCATTACCAGCAGAGCCACCACTATTATTATTTGAAGAGTTGCCACTCTCTCCGCTAGAGTTGTTTGAGTTTTCATTATTATCCTTTTTGTCAGGATTTGGATTATCTTTATCTTTGTCAGGTTTAGGATTTTCTTTATCTTTATCGATTGAATTTGTAGAGTTGTTATCTTTATCTTTCATCTTATCTTTGTCAAATTTAAAAGATATTTCAGTTTCATTAGAACAATGAGCACGCAAAATATTAGGTTTATCAGGATCCCAAAAGTAACCAGGATTATAAGAAGAGCCCAAACCAGTACAATAACAACTAGCAATATCATCAGCAGTTAAAGCACTAGAACAATCAATGCATTTATAATCACTAGTAAAGAATTTATGATTATCTTCATCAGAACAATCAACGACGCAAGAATTTGTATTAACATTCCAAAGCTGACCAGCTGGACAACCAGCAACGCATTGCATAGTTTCGGTATTAAATTCTTCACCAACATTACAAACAGCGACATTAGTTTTATGAAATTCATAAATTGAAACATAAGTTAAAAAAACTGCATTGCTATTATAAGTGCCAGAATATTCATACGCATAAGTAAAAGTACCCCAATGACCCTTATCAAGAAAATAGTTAGTTTTTACATCATTACTAATATAATAAACATCACCAGTTTGATTATTCCAAAAATAACCGCGCAAAGAACCAGCATAAAAATAAGTGTCATAGCTATATACTCGATCAACATATACATGACCAGGATCATCAGGACGATCAAACATAACATATTTATTATTAGCCAAGAATTTAACATTACTTTTTTTTAAATAATTATCTGCATCTTTAGTTGAGAAAAAGAATACTTCAGTAGAAAAAGCAAAAGAGCTTAAAAGGCTAAGCAGACAAAAAAGTTTTATAAGAAATTTCATAAGAAATCCTTAAAAAGCCTTTTTTGTAAATAGGACTAAGCCAGCACAGATCGGCAGGGTTAAAATCATAAACCAAACAAATATAGAAAAGAAGTAATCAAAAGCTGGGACACCTATAACATTAAACATTTAAACACCTTTTTTAAATTTTGGATAAGACTATGTAAATAAACATACATAGCAAGAAACCGCACAACGCCCCAGTTAAGGACATCAAGAAGTTATATTGCTCAATTGTTAAATTTAGATAGACTTTATCCATAATATTTATATCCTATACATTACTGACGCACTTCGTTTGTCGGCTAAAAGCTTTGCTTCGCACTCTGCTTTTAGCTTTAAAAATTTTATGTGCTAACTTTTAAAAAGGCTAAAGGCTGAAGTAATACCAGTAACAAAAGCAAAGAAAACGATAACAGCACCAAAGAAAGAGTTTAAAAATATACCGAACTTCGTAACGTCTATAAAATCAAAATACATTTTTAACCTTTTTAAAAATTAGCCCCATTGAAGGGGCAAACACTTATTTCAAAGAGAAAAAAGCCTTTTATCTCAAGAGAGAGAAACCTTTTTTCACAGCGAAAACGACAGCAAGAACGCCGATAATAGCACCAGCAATCCCCATAAACGGACCAATGTCAGGAGTACCGCTAACAGTGCCGTCAGCCGCCATTGTCATACCTGCAGCCAAAGCATTACTTGATAATGCTGAAACAGCC